ATACGGGTTAATTTGTGTGACCGCATTTGATAAGAAAAACACCCGAACATTTTCACGGGTTCTTGCGATTGTTTCATACAAATCAAGAAACACTTCTACTTCATCACGCAAATAATGCGAATTGTTTTTATTGGTGATAATGAATTCGTCAAATATAATCTTGTTTATTTCCGGGTACGGGTTAGATTTCAGATTAGCTGAAGTTGACAAATTAAACGCTTGCCCCGCTTTTTTCCCATCAATGGTAAATTCTTTACCTTCAACTTTTAATTCATTATCCGGGTATTTAAATTTAATATCGTTCCAAAATCGGTCAAGGGTTAAAAATTCCGTATCATAGCGCCGAACATACGCAAATTGCCCTTCGGTTTTTAAAAAATCACGAATTGACCAATCTTTAGACCAAAAGGTTTTTCCAACGCCGCGTTCACCAACTATCATATTATAAAGCGCATTATAGGTTAAAATTTTATTCCCGTCATAATACAACGCCCGGCACCCCATTAAATAAAGTAATGAGATACCGGACATTGTACGATTAAGGAATCACCCCAAACAACCGCGGCGAACTCTTCGCCCGTGATTTCCGCTAGCTTGTAACCGTATCTATTGCCCGGTTCTCATTGGTTACATTTTAACACGTTTTCAATCTCTGTCAAACCCGCCTTGATTATCCAAAATAATTTACCCGGAACATACCGCAACCGATATCCGCCGAATTTGTTATACAACCGGCAAAGGTCAGACCAATACATTTTATAATCGCGGTTTGGAATACATACTTGCGTTTTATCTTTGGTCAGTTGCTTATAAGTTACCATATCAACCCCCGTTAAAAAATTTTTTACCATCAATATCATCTATTTTTTCATGCAATAAATATATTGGGTGTATAAAATATCTTAATCCGATTAAAAATAAAGCAATTGGGGTTAAAAGTAAAGCACGAATTAATCGTTTTTCCATTTGTTTTATTTTTTCCGTTTCAATACCTTTATGATTAATTTTGAAATGAATAATTGTCAAAAGTGGAAAAGTTACAACATTATAACCCTTTATTTCTTTGCCGCAAATTTTGCATTTATTCATGAATTCAACCCCCGTTCAACCATTGGTCATGAAGTAAGTAAACCAACACCAACACCGCGCCCGCACCAATACAGAAACAAACGATTTGCAAAATATCCATTACTTTCCACCCCTTAATTGTTTATCACATTCTATCACGTCAAATTCATCAAATACAATGGTAATGTCTTTTTCATCTTGTTTTTGCCACATTGATAAATTTTGACAATCCATGCAAGGATATTCATTATATCGTAAATCTTTAAAACAACAATTATTACATCTTTTCTTTTTTCCCATTATCATTTACCCCTTTTCGTTAATAGTAAAATTGATTTCTTCCAATACGATACCCCCCGGAACGTGTTTTGGTTTCAGCTTGCCGGGATAAACCGAACCAATTTTGAAATTATTAAACGTTACTTTGTTATAAACCCCCTTAGAAAGATATTTCTTGTCATACTTCGCGGTTGTATCATGGCAGCTTTTAGGCATACCCGCGCAAGTTATCGACCAATCATAATCATTCTTGCCCGGTTCACTGCAATAGATCATATATGTCTTTGCCCTTAGAAACTTTGCTGTTTTGATCTGCTTTTCATGTTTGAAGGCGCCTAATTTGAAATCGTCAATTTCCAAATCGGGCGGGTTGTCACCCAATAGATACAAACTGTCAGTATCACAATAAACAAACCGGTCGAAATGCTTTTGCGCCGCCTTGATTGTGGTATAACGCGCCCATGCGGTAACAAATGTACCAATGGGAATATATAGCGGTTTACGCGGCAATTTTTCGCCCAATCGGTAACGAATCACGCCGAATTCGTCAAGATACGGGTATTTGTTTTGAACGGTTGCAGCGGTTGCAAATTTGCCATATAACGAATTCAACATCAATTTAGCTATGACATATAACGGGTAATTTCCTTCTTTTTTCGCTTGCGTTTTGCGGTTAGTCCAAAAATCAACATACTTTGCAAAATTATTCGTTGAAGCGCGGAATTTGTACCCGCCCAAATATTCAACATTGTATGTTTCGTAATGATCCATGAATATTTCAAGGTCAACCGAAGTAAGACAAAGCGTGACAAATTCATCATTGGTTGTTTCGATGTATTCCGTTGGCACGAATGAAAGGTTGTTTTTCAATTGTATTGTTGGCAAGTACCCCGGTTTTAATTCGAATTGACATTTCAGCATTTGAACATACAACGGGTATATTTTACTTTCGCGGTACTTCCCGGAAAAATAAACCCCTTCGCCAAATGGTAACGGCTTGTTTCGCATAACCGAAGGGTAAAGGCTGTTAATATCGTAACTGTTAAGGTTGTGAAGGGTTTTTCCTTGATGTTCTTTTTTGACCATGCAATAACCGCCGCGGTATGATTGGCGAATATCGGCGTCATAATCCGGGGTTGGAAAAAGCCGCAAAAATTGATAATATGACAAGTGCTGCTTATAATCAGCAAGCGCGTTCGAAGCGGTTGTCATTCGGTCAAGTCCTTGCGCGAACAATTCCGCAAGCGCCGCGGCAACGATTGTTACATCATTTTTAATATACGATATTTCGTGTTCGGTTAGAACGTGACCGGGCGCGCGGTATTCATCATAATCAATTTCTAGTTTTTGCATGGGTAACTTGAATGATTGTGCGATTTGTTCAACCGAAAATGGCAATACCTTTAAAGAATCGAAAAAATCAATCTTTTTAACCTTTTTATTTTTGACTTCAAAATACACCGTCATTTTATAAAATACCCCTTTGTCGCTTATCATGGTTTTAATAGCGCCTGTTGATGTTTTATCGTTATCTTGCAAGACATGGAACCCCGGTTGATTCAGAAAATACGCCAATAAAAATTCACCATCAAACCGCAAGTTATGAAAATAAACACGTTCATTACCCGCCAACTTGCACCAATCAACAAACGTTGCAATAGAATTACCAAATATGAAATTATCCGATTTGCCAATCTCACAAACGCCCCATGCCCAAACCCGGCAATCTTTCGGGTTTGTTGTGGTTTCAAAATCTGCAACATACATTTCATGATAAACCCCCCGTTTCGATTTCAAGCAATTCCATTAAAAGGTCAAGCCGTGCTTCTATTTCTTCCGTTCCATACATGAAATCTATTGTCAATTCTTCATGGGTGTTCATGATTTCGCCAAATTGGTCAAGTGGTATTTTATTAACCATGTTGACTAATTGACGCCGTTTTTCTGCAAATTCCTTGCCGTAAAAGTTATTCTTGATTGCTTTGATGTAATTGGTTTTCCATTGCTTTGTTCGGTCTTCATCATATTTTGCAAAGAACTGTTTTTCCATTGATGAAACGAACCGTTTCCAATCCCGCGTTGACTTTCCCGCATCAAATTCGATTGGCTCAAAATCTTTCAATCGTGCCGTACCCAATTGTGCGCGGGTGAAACCCGTTTCCGTTCCTTCGCTGAATACTTGAATAGCGCCCAATTTTTGACGATACGCGGAATTTTTGCGGTTTACCCGTTCTGTTATTTTCTTGACAAAATTGATTTCCCATTTTGATTTTTTGCCGCGCGATGTACTAACCGCCGCGCGGTTTTCCGGTTTTGCGAATTTAGGCAATTCGCGTTTATAAAAATTAAATTCTTCGCGGGTTGTAATATTGGTTTTCAATTCGCGCAAACTGACCGGGGCGGGTAACCAACGTTCCGCGGCGGGGTTTCGTGCTATTTCCCTTCTTCTTTGTTGATTGAAATTTCGGGTGATTCTTCGCAATTCAATGTAATCTGACTTACGCCAACGAATTTTAGATTGTACCATGATGTAATTTTCACCCCTTTAAATTCAATTAAAAAACCGCGGGTTTCTATTTGTTTATAAAGCTGACAGATTGCATAATTCCGCATTTCAAATTTGCAACCGTATTTTTTATTGAACTGGTAATTGGTTTCAGTTATTGCTTCATGAAACCGTTCTAAAAACTTTTGTTTGTGTATTGCTGATGAAAAGTAAAACTTGAAATTTCCATGTTCTACAATATGTTCAGACAACACCAAATCATAATAAATACCCCTTCTGCTTTTCATAATAAAAACCGGGCGGGTGAAATTACCCGCCCGGTTGCACCCCCTTTACATTCTTATTTTTTACCGTTTTCGGCAATCGCAAGGGTTAAAAGTTTACGTTCCTTGCGGGTTACTTGCAAAACCTTAACCGGGATTGGTTCTGACCATGTTGGAACACCGAACAATTGGAAAATGCGCTTCAAGGCTGAAAAAACGCCCGTTGAAGTTGCGGCATAGCTTTTACCGTCTTTGTCAATCAAGACAATTCGCGGCACATCTTGAATTTCCCCGGTTTCTTCGCTTGTAAGCTGAATTTTTTCGGCAAACACATCTTTAACGAAAATGATTTCGTTAATGTGGTCACCTAAACGATAGTCCGGGTTTGACATTGCGTTAAACAACGCCGCCTTTTCTTCCCGTGTTTCCGCGGGAAGACTGCAAAACATTTCGGACCTTGAATTCAGTTGTGCGGCTATCCCCGTGTCATCATTCCTAAGCATCATTGAATTTTCCATTGTAAACCCCTTCCTATTTTGGCGCTGTTTAGCCGCGCCCCGCTTTATATGGTCAAGCGCTTTTGCGCTTAATCCCGTGTTAAATATAGATAATCAAGATATTATTTGTTGTCATATAGATTGTCTTTATTATACACATTATTAGTTGTAACGTAAACACATTTTGCACCAAATTTTTATATTTTTGTGTAACATATTGCAACACAAACAATTGTATGATTTAATCTTATTATAAGATATTGCAAGGGGGTTTTGTTATATGTCGGTTGGTCAATGGATTTACATTATATTTTCGTCAATCGGTGCTTTCCTTTTGGCGCTGATGGGGGGTTGGGATATTGCCATGCAAATTCTTGTTGTTTTCATCGCGGTTGATTTCATCATGGGTTTGTTGGTGGCAATTACCAAACGTTCACCGAAAACCGGTACCGGCGGTTTGTCAAGTTATGTTTGTTTTATAGGGTTATGCCGAAAAATTGCGGTTCTGCTTTTGATTATGATTTCACACGCGCTTGACGGGTTATTGGGTACTGAATTTATACGCAATGCGGCGATTACCGGTTTTTGTCTGAACGAATTGATTTCTATTATTGAAAATACCGGGTTATTGGGTTTGAAGTTGCCGCCCGTTATCATGAACGCGGTTGATTTGCTCAAATTGAAAAACAAAGAAGCGGAAAAGGTCAGCGCCGATGATATACACGAATAAAGGGTTAGTTGAACATTGTGAAGAACTTATCCGGGTTGGTGCGGGATATGTTTACGGTGCGTATTTTGACAAACCGATAAGCGAAGCATATCTTCAAACCAAGGCTAAACAGTACCCGGAACGTTACAATAAAATCATGAATGACGGTAAAACCTATCTGCAACATTCCCGCCGATGGATTGGCAAATTGGCGGGGGATTGTGTCGGTTTGCACAAATCATATTATTGGCTGAACGATGACGGGCAAGTGATTTACCGCAAGGATAACCGCGCCGATGTAAGCGCCGATGGAATTTATAATATGTCAAGTGAAAAGGGTATTATAAAAACCATGCCCGAATTGCCGGGGTTGGGTGTCTATCAACCCGGTCACGTTGGTGTGTATATCGGGAACGGTCAAGTTATAGAATCGCGCGGGGTTGATTATGGCATGGTCATTACCGATGTTAATAACCGCGGTTGGGTTGCATGGTTTAAAGTACCATATATTACCTATATAGGGGGTGCAGATATTTTGCAAAAACGGGATAAAGGGTTAGAAGTTGGATTATGGCAAAAAAATCTTAAGCGTTGGAACAATCAAGCGTTGCCGGTGTATGGTGTTGATGAATCTTTCGGTGCAGAAACGGAATATTGGACAAAGGAATTTCAGAAATCAGTTGGTTTGCCGGTTACCGGTCAAGTTGGCGCGGTTGATTGGGGGGCAATGGTTACATATTTTGTAAGCATATTGCAACAAATTTCAAGCATTATGAAAGATAAGGGGGTTTAAAATTTTATGCTGACTGAAAAATTTCGTGAAGCAATGACGAAAATAATCACCAATGTCGGTAATCAAGGGGAATTGTCGACAATTACCGCGGAACTGATAACCGATTATGAAGGTGTGACCAATACCGTCAAGCAACACGAAGACCAAATCAAACAATTGGAAACCGACAATGAGAATTTACGAAAAGCAAATCTTGCGTTATTCTTGAAAATCGGTGAACCGCCGAAGGGTGAAAAACCCGAAGCAAAAGAAGAAAAAGAATTGCCGCCGCTTGATTCATACTTTGATGAGTACGGCAACATTAAAAAGGGGGATAAATAAAAATGTCTATTGTTAATATTGTAAACAGAATTCGCGCCGATGGTTCACAAGAATATGTGGAACGTGTTCCGCTTGCAACCCGGCAAAACATTGCCGCGGTTGCCAATCCTATTCTGACATATTCAACCGTTCAAAATGAGTTTTTAACCAATTTTATTGGTAAAATCGCATTGACGGTTATTGATGTCAAAATTGCCAAAAACCCGCTTGCGGTTCTCAAACGCGGAACAATGCCGCTAGGTTCTGACATTGAAGAAATATTTACACGCATGGCGGAAGGTTCACATTTTGACGGTACGGGTTCAACTTTGCTAACACAACACAAACCGTCAACCGAAGTTATGTACCATCGCCGCAACCGTCAAGACACTTACCCGGTCACCGTTTCCAAAGACCAACTTGCAACCGCTTTCACTTCATGGGGTAAACTTGAAGAATTTCTTACGTCAACAATCAACACCCTTTACAGCGGTGACAATTACGATGAATTCATTCTCATGAAAAATCTTGTTGCTGATGCGGTCACATCGGGGAAAATGCGAACGGTTCAGCTTACCGCGGTTACTGATGAATCAACCAGCAAAGCGTTTGTTAAAGCGGTACGCAAGGCAAGCGCGTTAATGCCTTTCCCGTCAAGCGCGTTCAATATGTTCAAAGAAACGTTTCCGGACAAAGACCCGATTATCACCTGGACACCGAAAGAAGACCAAATCTTGCTTATTCGTTCCGATGTGGCAACGGAAATTGACGTTGAAGTTTTGGCGGTTGCGTTCAATATGGACAAAACAACCTTGCTTTCACGCATGATTGAAATTGATTCGTTTGGTGCCGCAACAAATTGCATGGCTATGCTTTGTGACCGTTCATTCTTTATGGTTATGGACACCAAAAAAGAAATGACAGAATTTTGGAACGCAAAATCACTTTGTTGGACTTATTATTGGCACCATTTCCAGACTTATTCATTCAGCTTGTTTGCAAATGCGGTTGCGTTTGTCACCGCTGATGTGAATATTTCCGCGTTTGATTCTATTGATTCAATCAGCGGTAACGAATATGCCAACGGTGGCGCGGTCAGTACTGCATTGCTTGCCCTTTATCCGTATGTATACGCCGAGGCAGCAAAAGTACCGGTTACCGCGTGGGTTGATACTGACACCTTCAACGGTGCATTTGATGCAAGTTACACTTTCACCGCCACATTGGGAACACTTCCCGAAGGGTTCACCAATACCGGCAACAAAACGGCAACAATCGAAGTTGTTGTCGATGACAACCCATAATTTCAACCCTTCCATGTCACCGGGGCGGGAAGCAATTCCCGCCCCAATTTATGAAGATTGCACAAAAAAGCAGCTCTTCCAGGATAACAATTTTTGTGCGTAGTGTATAAAGGGGAAAATAAAAATGGTTATTACACCGAATTCAACAGTACATTTTCTGAATGTAAAAATTGACGGTTCACAAAAGAATCAGATTTATTTTTCTTCACGCGCTGCACAATACAATTATTTTATAAGCAAAAGAATAACAACTTATGATAATGTGTCGTTTGTCAAGAATGAAAAGGCTATTCGGTTGAATGTGAATGTTGATGATTTGTGGAATGTCAATTATGTCATGTATCGCAACACATCATTCACAAACCGTTGGTTTTACGCCTTTATCACAAAAATGGAATGGGCAAGCGACAATACAACTTCAATTTATATTGAAACTGACCCGTTCCAAACATGGTTTCTTGATTGCGAATTCAAACGATCGTTTGTTTTGCGTGAACATTCAGCAACCGATGACATCGGGGATAATTTAGTTCCCGAAAATTTGGAATTGGGCGAATATGTACAAAACGGCTCAAAAGTATATGCGGGGTTGGGAAATATTGATACCATTTTAATGACCACTTTATCCGATGAAGCTATTCCCGCCGGTGGTGAATATATCGCCAATCAATTTGTCAAAGCGTATTTTTACGGAATAAACGGAACGGCAACACCATCATTCATTGCTAATTATTTAAATAATGTTAACGGTTCCGGTAAAATTGATGCAATCATTGCAATTTATACCGCACCGCATCTTTTTACTAATTTTGGTACAACCGGGTCATTGGGTGTACCATCAACACAATTTGACACAAATATTTCATTAACAAGCGTTCCTTCCATGCCAACATCAATTGATGGCTACACCCCGCGCAATAATAAACTGTTCACTTTTCCTTATTGTCTTTTATACGCACATAATAGCAACGGTCAAGGGGTTGCGTTTGCTTGGGAACATTTTGATGGAACACCCGAATTTGAAGTTATCGGGGCACCATTGCCAAACGGTAGTTACAAGTTATACCCAACAAATTATGATTTGGGTAACGGTTTAGCATCTGATGATGAATTTGAAAAAGCTCTCACATTGTCAAATTTTCCGCTTTGTGGTTATACTTATGATGCATATAAAGAATGGTTAGCCACAAAAGGATTGCAAAATGCAATGGCAATTGCCGGGGGTGCAATCGGTGTTATTGCCGGGGGTGTTTCGGGTAACGCTTTGGCGGTTGGCGGGGGTATTGCCGCAATTTCAACCGCACTAATGCAACGCCGGGAAGCATCAATTCAGCCACCAACGGCAAAGGGTAATATCAATGCCGCTGATGCTAATATTAGTCAAGGGATAAATGATTTTGTGCTATACGCAAAAACTATACATTATGAATACGCCGAAATCATTGATGATTTCTTTGATATGTTCGGTTATGCCACAAATAGGGTAAAAGTACCCAATCTGACCGGGCGGGATTGTTGGAACTATGTTAAAACAATTGACGTTAATATAACCGGTGCTATTCCCGCCGATGACATGATTAAATTGAAATCTATTTTTGACAACGGTGTTACGTTATGGCACAATGATAATATTGGTGACTATTCACAAACAAACGGTGTTGAAAGTTGAAGAAGGTGAATAAATGAGTTTAACAATCAAGACCAACAAAACCGCTGAAATTAACCAATGGACATATGACGATTATTATTCGCGCTTGCGTGGTTTGGCTATTTCTTCCTTTAAATGGGAAGGATTGCCCGAATTGATTTCTAAACGGTTTCTAGAAACCACATTGTTTGACCATGGAAAAATTGCCTTTTATCATGATGACGAATTGGGTTTTATGGTTAGCAAATGTATGCCCGCCGCCGAATTGAACCATTATAACGAACCAACCGGTTATGAACTTTACGCAACGGGCGGTTTTTCCAAATCTGTTAAGGCTGATGACATTGTACTAATTCGCAACAATTACCAAATGATACCAACGGACTATACAATCCGTTTATTTGCGCTTAGGTTATATGAAGCGGAACGAACCATTGACACCAACATAAAACAAATGAAAACCCCGGTGTTATTAAGGGTTGATGAAAAATTACGGTTGACACTTTTAAACATTTACAGACAATATGACGGCAACGAACCGTTTATATTTGGTGACAAAGATTTACCTCTTGATTTAATCAAGGCAATTAACACCGAAGCACCGTATTTAGCCGACAAATTAACCGATTATAAAAAGAATGTGTGGAATGAAGCGCTAACATTTTTAGGGTTGAATAACAATGCAACGGAAAACAAACGGGAAAGAATGTTGACCGATGAAGTAAACGCCAACAATCAGTTGATAGAAATGTCAGCCGAAGTTATGCTTTTGTGCCGTAAAGAAGCAACCGAAGAAATCAAACAAAAATTTGGTTTGTCAATAGATGTAATGCCGCGGGTTACGTTTGAATTGAAAACGGAAAGGGGCGGGGATAATGGCAAAATATACGGTGGAACTGAAAAGGTTGATTGATACCGGGTTTGATATTGGACTAACTGATTATCCGATATTTGATGAAAGTTACCGGGCGGTTTTGAACCGAAGGATAATCAATCATTTTGCATATCGTGAAATAGGTTTTGAAACACCCGCAATGTTTAGGTTTTATTTAAATAACACGCTTGATGAAATAATGCCGGTTTATAATAAATTGTATCTTGCACAAGCGCAAATTAACGGGTTAACCGCGGTTGACCTTACCGAAACATTAACCGCGGCAACGGCAAGCAAAACAGAATCAGCTAGTCTTAACACCGCGGAAAGCAAGCAAACTGCCGATGATTTGAACGTATCATCATTAACACCCGCGGGGTTATTGTCAGTTGCTGATATTAAAACCAACACATATGCAAGTGAAGCAAACCGAACAGACAATACAACGGAAAACGAAACAACAGCAACGGGTCAAGCTGAAAACACATCAAACAGTCAGACAACATACACCAAACGTAAAACCGGCAATGATGGAATAAAAAATAATTCTGAATTGTTTCTTGATTTTATGCGAGCGATTAAAAATATTGACCGCATGATATTTACTGAATTAAATTCTTGTTTTATGGGGGTGTATTGATTTATGGAACTGCAATTTAACGTGAATCAGCAATCAATAACCCGAACAGATGTTCAGTTACCGATTGCCAATAGTAAAAACTATCTGACCGCAAAATTTACATTTACAAGCGATTGGAACGGTATTTCTAAAACCGCGCTTTTTACGCAAGGTAAAAACAGTTATGCGGTATTATTGGTTAATAATGTTTGTAATGTTCCAAATGAAGTATTAGCAAATGCTGACGGGTTCACCGTTTCGGTTTTTGGCGGCGATTTGATAACCGCTAACGTTGCCCCGGTTATTGTTGGTAAATCGGGATTAAAAGCGGGGCAAGTACCGGCAACCGCAACCCCGTCAATTTATAATCAGATTATCAACACGGTAACCGCTGAACGTCAATTGGCGGCAAATGCCGCAATAGCCGCCAATGCCGCCGCCGATTCTGCAACCGCGGTTAAAGAATTGGCGGCAAATGCCGCAACCGCAGCCAATGCCGCCGCCGCTGACATTCTGCAACGCGCCGCCAATGGTGAATTTGACGGGGCGCCGGGTGAAAAGGGTGACCCCGGTGAACCGGGTTTTACAACTGAATATTGCTCAGCTTATCATAATACATCACAAACCGCCGCCAATGAAACATACGTTGCACTTGCTATGAATAGTGAATATTTTGATGGTAACACTATACATGATAATACAACCAACAATAGCCGCTTGACGTGTAAAGCGGCCGGAAAGTATCTTGTTAGTGCGTTTGTTGCATGGCCGGCTATTTCATCATCTAACCTTTGTGCTTTAGGTATTAGGAAAAACGGAACAACTATATTATGTAACGTTCAGCAACAGCCGATGGCATCATATAACCTTGAACAATCAGTTTGTGCACTGGTTGAACTTGCTGTTAATGATTATATTGAAGCGTTTGTTTGGCATAATACGGGGACATCAAGAACAATACCCGCAAGAAACGGTGGACCGCAACTGTCAATGGTCAAAGTTGCGTAATTTAAAAGGGGGATAAAAACATGATTGAACGTTTAACAAATCTATTAAGGGTGAACATTCCGCAAGTTTATGATGAATCAATGACTTATCTTGAATTTGTCGCGGCAATGCAAGCTAAAATCAATGAATTGGTAAACACAACAAATACTTTTTTAAATCAAGATTTGCAAGCATTTGTTGATGCACAATTGCTTACATGGTTAAATGATGGCACATTGGCGGGCATTATCGGCGAAAATTTAACAGTTGCTGATGTTGGTGATTATTTCGTGGGTACAACTTTGGTTGAACAGTTACAGGAATTAGGCTCTACATCTTCTGACAATAGTGCTGACATAACGGCATTACAAGAAAATTTTAATAACTTTTCGGTTACAACTGACCCGGTAATAATCAATGTCGTAAATGAAGGGGTAACCGGTAATGGTACAGATGAAACAATTGCAATGCAAGCGGCATTGACAAAAGCCGCCGATAATAACGCGGTATTTTATGTGCCCGCTGATTTGATTGTTAGTATAGATTGTTTGAAGTTAATTTCAAAAAACAATTTTAAAATTAAAATTGACGGTTGGTTAAAACGCATAAACAACGCAAGTTATTCTGACCCGCGGGCGCGTTCAATGATTGTTCTTGACCTTTGTTATGATTTTGAAATAATCAATTATAACGGTGACGGTAATGTTGCCAACAATGGGGTCACTATCAAAGAACACACGCACCAATTAGAATTGGCGGGTTGTTATAATGTCAAAATTGGTAATGTTAAGGGAAAAAACCTTCCGGGCGATTTGGTGTATATTGGGGAAATGTGCCACGATATACAATGCGATAATTTGTTCGGTTATGGCTCAGATACCGGAAGAAATACGCTTTCGATTATAAGCGGCTATAATATGCAATTTGCAAATATTATTTCAAAGGGTGTCGGGACACAATCAATGCCCGGCGGTGTTTGTGTTGAACCAAACACAATTGATGATGACTGTTATAACCTTCAATTCGGGAATGTTTATATTGATTCAGTTGGCACTAATGCGTTTACTTTGAGTAACAATCCGGGCGCTGAATGTCATGATGTTATTGCGAATAACGTTATTATATTTAAACGCCAAAGAACCACAACCGGTTCCGCATTTGCAATCAATAAATTTGATAACATAAAAATAACCGGTAATGCTTCTTCTCATATTGATTATAAAACCAATTCAAAATTAAACGGTGTAACAATTGATGGCGGTAATATGCTAGACATTGATATTGACGTTTATAATTCCAATATCGCTTACCGTGTCGGTTATACAACACTTGTTAAGGGTTTGAGATTAAAAGGTTATGCACTTAATAGTGTTTATTGGCAATTGGATATTGGCAATATATCAAATTGTGAATTTAATGTCACATTAGAAGATTGTGCAACAAGTGGATTAAATAACCCAAACTTATTATTTGAAGTTGGGGCAACTTTTACAAATGTTCTTTTCAAGGGTTGCCGATTCATTAAAACAAATTACGGTTATAACGCTTGCTATCTGCAAGGAACATTCAACGGGGTGCGCTTTATTGAATGTGAAAATATCGGTTGGTCAAACCCGTCTTTCATGGGTTACGGTACCATGAACGATTTCAAGCGTATAAATATGCGCGGATTGAACGAAGCGGCGGCTATGCCTAACGATTCCAATTATTATTGGCAAAAGGGTGAATATGTGCACAACACCGATTTGTCTATACTTGGAACAACACCGAATAAATATATCATCAAGGGTTGGCAACGTATGACGAGCGGGTTGGGTGCAACATTGAATGTTGATTGGGTTGAAGATAAGATTTTAACAGGTACTTAAGGACACATTAACATAACGTACGGGCGGGCGGTGCCTGGTATCGGGTGCCCCCGCTTGTGGTATATGGTCAGTTGACCATGTGACGTAATATTGAAAATGATATAATCTAGTGTTGATTATCGAAACTTTTTAGTGTGTATTTCCAAGGTTACATTACGCAACATAATGGGGGAAGCGGGGGATATAGGGGGG